CTTTTCGTTGTAGAGATCCAGCACACGTTGTGCTTCTGATTTGCGGTTATCTGGAATGTCCGTGCCTGGCTCCAGACGACACCATTTACGCTGTGGTGGAAAGATGCCAGACTGCAAACGGTTGGCAAATCGCTGGGTAGAATTGATGGCAGTCGAATCAAAGACACGAGTCATCTTCTTTTTGCCACCTACACGACCTTCGTATTCACCGCCATACAGATTGCGTTGTGGCAGCGCAAACTCCATTGCGTCTTCATACAAAGACTTGAAGTCATCCTTTTTGTTTTGAGCAATTTTCTGTCTTTCAAGGACTTGCTCTACGCTCATTTTTGCCATATCAATCTTTCTTATTTGCTTGGTATCTTTTGAGAATCGCCCTACCTTTGGCAGCTAATCTGGCGGCAGCGGCAGATGTACGAGGTACTGGTTCTCCCCATGCATTTGCTGAGAGCGCCAGCCTTGTCGGTTTCCCTTTATCGTCAACAAGAGGGCCGCTTGGATTGGTAAAAAATCTCGTCAAAAAAGATCCTTTGCGTCTGGCATCTTGACCTTTTGGATTGGACGCTTTGACACCTGGCTTGAGATCTTTACTCTCGCCAGAGCGTTCAAACTTGCGTCTGCCAGCCTCTGTCAGACCACCTTTGGGATCTTTGTACTTGCTCATTTCTTTCTTGCTGCCGCCATGTTGTCAACAAGGTTTGGGTATGGACGACCAGCTTTCTTGGCACTCTCTTTTGCTGATTTCTTTTCGGAAGAAGAAAGTGGCTTTGATTCGCCTAAACTTTTTGGTCTGGCTTTGTTCCAGATTTTTTTATTCATACTCATTTTCATTCTCCTCGTAATCATCAGTAATTGGGCCACCAACTAACCATGCGTCACAAGTGCGTGTGCCAGCACATTTGAAATGAAACAGTTCACAGAATCCTAGCTGTGCCGCTTCAATGACATCCTCGTCATAGCCAGATTCCTCTGCTGGATTCTTGGCTTCAATACCATCTTTGATGCACTGCAACATAAACTCTGTCTGAATAAATGCCGCACAGTTACCGCATCGCATTCCTTTGGCTTCATCTAAATTGGTTGCCCAGATTACTGCCTTACGCAACCAAAATGTTTCGTTGTTCTTTTCATCGTTTGGATTTGCTGGGCCATAGCCAACAGCTTCAAATGCCCAATCTCTGTTTTTCAGATTGACCAAAATGTCTCTGGTTGCCAATGGACATTGGTATTCTTCTTTGCCATTTTGTTCTTTTTCGGCTTCTTCAATCATGTTGGTTGCCATTATTCGTACCACTCCAAAGTGAGATCAGCAGCGTGTGCTGTGCCATTGACATTGGTTAATCGGAACAGGTAATTGGTCAATGGTTTGAGTACATATTCCAATGATCCAGCTGTTCCACCACCTGATTTCTTGCCAGCACCACCAGGAATAAGTTGTGCATCAATCTCAGTACCAACAGATGTGACTGTTGGGTTGATCACCATAGCTACTTGGCTTTGATTGCTGACAGCGTAATTGCGGTTGCGGTTGATTGGCGTGAATGCTGTTCCACCAGTGGTAGATGTGCCTTCATAGATGTACAACTCTGCGTCCCCAAGACACAATGCATCAACTGTTATGTGTGGAAACACACCAGATGGTGAAGCCAGCACAATATCGATACTGGCATTTGCGGCTAATGGTTCTAAGTCAGGTGCAATCTTGTACGCAAAGTAAGCACGACCATCATGGTTACGCTGATGATTGACATCAACCATAATGACAGGGGCATCAGCGCCAGAGATTATTTGCTCTCCAGCGTTGTTCTTATGAGTCAGCGTTGTGAGAATTGCTTTTGTATTCTCTGACTCTCGCTGAACAATGATTGGCATTTACTTCTTCTTGACTGATTGTCGAGCTTCGCTCATTGCAATGGCAACAGCTTGATCTCGGCTTTTGACCTTTTGACCACTGGAAGATTTAAGACTGCCAGAGGAATATTCCTTCATAACCTTCTGCACTTTGGATTGCATCTTGGCTTTGTTGTCTGTCGCCACAATCAGGCTCCTAATTTAGTTTTTGTTCCATCTTGCTCTGCCAAGCCAAGTTCAGATCCAGACAGCAATGAGCGCAGCCCACCACCCCGTCTAGCCTTGAGTGCCGCTTGTGCCTTTTGCGCCATCTCAGTTTGCTGTTGATTCATTACAGCTTCTTGCTTGGCAAGAACCTTGTTTTGAGTAGCTATCTGCTCTTGTTGCGCTTGTTTGGCTTGTTCCATTACTTCTGGATCACCACCATAAAAAATTGCATCACCCAATTTTTTGACAACATTACCCATAATTAACTCCTTTCAATAAAATTATTTTTTTGGAACAGAAAAATATCTATTGCCATATTTTTTAATTTCAAATCCACGCTCTTGTTCTGCATCAACTGCTTTTTGCCAAGTTTCATGGCTGCGACCTTTTAATATTTTGTAAGACTCTTTTGGTAAATCAAATTCTTTTTTTTCTTTTATGCTTGCTGGAGCCACAGAACCCCAATGACCAGCATTTTCACCAGTTCCATCTGGCCCCATCCCTGCCTTACGAGCGGTGGCATAGTCATAGCCTTTACCTTCTGCATCAAAATTAGGATCTTTGCTAGTTTTAGCAACGACACCATTCATACTTAACTCCTTGACATCATAAAAAAATCAGATCCGTCAGCGCCATACTTTTTCATTAAGCCCTCAATCTCAAAACCAAGGGCAAGTCCCCAGCGCACCGCTCTCAAGTCAGCGCATCTTACTGTGATCTGCAAACGATGCAAGTTTCTTGATATCACAATGTAATCAGCGTAGATTTGGGCGGCACGGGTCATGGTTTTCCCATATGTTCTAAGCCTTTCCTCGCAGTTGAGCCACATTTCTGCGACCCCATCCCAGACATCAATAGCACCAAAAATGGCAACAGGCTTGCTTTGTAATATCGCAGTGATAGCATGGCCTTGGTTGGCTTGAGCCTCTATCAACTCAGCCAGCGGTCTGTTTCTGGGTAGGGTTTCCTTGATGGATGGATCTATTTGCAGAGTCATGGCATGACCTGCATTGAAGGGGATCCAATTCAGGGGAGAGTTTTTGGGTAAAAGCTCAAAAATATCAAGCGAAGACATCGAAATCTGCGGCTGTGACGGAGGACGCAATAAAGATCTTGCCATTGGCAGACTGGGAACCTCTGGTCAACTGGCGATATTCACCGCCACCAGTCATCAAATAGCCAAAAGCGTCACCAACGTGGGAGTGTTCGTTCTTATTTGGCGTATCTCGGAACCTTTCATGCCCAGCACCGACTGCAATTCGCTTGAAGTGGTAGCCACCAGACAAGGATTTTCGCAAAAGCTTACAGGATTTGTTGACCAGCAAGCCTGGTTTGCCTGAAACCATGCGATTCATGGGAGCAGCTGCGGCTTCCCTACGAGCTTTAAAGTCATTGGTGGCTGTCGGTTCTGCCCTGAGTCCCAGTGAGCGCAAGTATTCAAAGGCAGTTGTCTCATAAATGGCATCTCGTTGCATACCAGCAGGGTCACCCCAGATCCGAATCTCGTATTTCGGGAATCTGGTCTGCAATTCAGCCATTAGGGTTTGCCCGAATCTCTCCAACCCCATGTCAAAAGTCACGATTTCATGCAAAACACGCCACTGACCATTGGGCATACGCTGTCCAAACACTGCTGCTGGGGTCAAGCCAAAGTCCAGTCCGACCTGAATCGGGTGATTGGGGTCTGGTTCCAATTCGGTAGCCATGATGTTGTCGTCATACTCAGGCCAGACAGACTTACCGTCTTGCACAAAGGTGTACTTGCCCTCGGCATAACAGCGAATCCAGTCTAGGGTTTTCCCTGCCAACTGCTGGAGATAGTAGCCTGGCGGTAGATTCTTGATATTTTCAGCCATTGGATTGATCTTCCACCACTTGGCAGACGCAAAGATATGGTCATTGGCTTCTGGGTTTTCGGGCAAGTTATCTGATGGGACTTCGATTACCCCGCCTGGTTGTTTGAAGAACTTCCATGCGTACTTTCCTGTGATGGGTTCTTTTTCGGCAAGTCTGTGCCACCAGTGGTCATCGTCCATCGGGTTTGTGTCCATCCAGATGCCGTGCCATGTAGCGCCACCATCTCGTTTGGTGGGATATCGTCCCACTCGGTGTGTGAGTCCATCAATGACAGCTTTTGGGAGTTCTTTGGCTTCGTTAACCCAAGCGCCTGTGAGTTCAAGCGAAAGCAATTTACGGACATCTTTAGGCTGGTCAAGAGCCAGA